GGGGGTGTTAAGCCCCAGCATAGTAAATTATATTACTATCAAAAATTTCTTTCATAACAAATGAAAGATCCCACGCGACGTCTATCAGAACCAATCGATGGTTTGACGGACGCCTCTCGCCGCCACGCGAGACGTTTCGAGGCAAGCTGACAATTGCAGCTCGCGCTCTTGGGCGCGACCTAGCCATTCATAAAAAGCTAGGTCATCGTGTATTCGCCTTTGACTCTTACGAGTCAGAGACGGATAGAGCACGATTTCGCGCTGAAGATCAGGACAATAACCACCAATAAGATGGCTATTGTTCGGCTCACCAACGGACTGAAGTCCGAGAGAGCCGTCTTCAGAAAACGGGATCGCAAAGCGATACTCCGTTATGAGAGCATGACAAATTTCCTTCCGAACGGAGGGAAACCGGTCTATGCAGTCATTCGCGAGAGATACCCAAGCCGAGATGGCATCTAAAGAGCTCTCTCTTCCGAGAGACTTGAAAGACCTCGGTAACCTCAAAGGGGTTACATCCTGACCTTCGAAGCACTCAAGGCCGCAAGATTCGCGAAAACGACTTGCGCCATTGAACGTCTTCTCTAGGTTCGGACAGAACCCATATTCTTTGAGGAGGTCGATCAAGGCATCAAAATAGCGCTCTTCGATGATGATGTCGTCACCATACACGCGAAAGCGTGAATAGTCGATATCACCACCGCATTTGTCGATCGCTTCTAAGCAGACACAACCAAACACTAACGACTCCAGTGGAAAGCAAAATGCATTTCCCATGGTTGCCGCTAGATGTGCGGTCACGGTTTCCCCGTTAGGGAGCAGGGTCTCACAAGACCTCGCTTCCATCATCCAGGACGAAAGTCCGGGATAGTGTCTTAGAAGCTCGAGCATGTGGCCAACCGATACCGAATCGGAGGCTGCTGTCAAGTCAACCGTCGCGTACGACCCGTTCTTAGAACCGGTTCGTACGAGTGGGTATGCCTTTTCAGCATGCTCGAAGTCAATATGCCTCGACCAGAAGGAATCCACAGAGATGGCATAGTACATGCCATTCTTTATGGCCTGCTGGTGGAACTGCTGATTGCATGGTTCAATAGCAATCAGCCTGTTCTTCTTCCACGTCTTCGGTACGTCCTTAAGGACGTTGACGCGGAGAGAATTCGTGGCATACGGGATCATGTCGGGTAGACCAATATCGATCGTTGGAATACGACGAACATATTGATCTTTCCGATTCACTGTAAGACGTTGAGTAGCTA